AGATTATTTGCAAGATGATTCAATGCATTCTTTTGTGCAGAGTACATGTATCCTTTTGAGATGTTAGGTTGTGATGCACGTGACGATATGTTGATAATATACTTTGTACTATCATCGCACCACGCTTTGTGTGCAATATCTAAAACCTTTACTTGGTCAAAGTCCTGATGTGCAAAGTTGATAAGAACATCAATGTGGTTTTTATTCTCTTTGTCAAATATCCAACACTTGGTGTCATTGGCTGTAATGTCTTCTATTCGTAGAGACTTGACTGTAAATGTTTTACCTGCATTGGGTGTTGACTCAAATGTTCGTTTGATTAACTCTGCAAGTCCTGTACTACCTGTTATTGCTATTTTCATAATACTCTCTCACTATATCAAATGACGGTTTACCAAATAATGAACCGTCAACACTACACTTGTTACAAGGCGAATGACTTCTATCTCCTTTCATTAATCTCTTACGAATCTTTGTCATGGGTTTACTGAACCATACATCATGCAAAGAATCTTGTAGAAGATTACCTACAACGTGTTCTCTTCCCCAATCGTTAGAACAGAACAATACGTCTCCGTTCCAATCAACAAACATTTTGTAGAATGGATAATGACAAGGTTTGCCTTTTAGATTCTCTACACTGTCGTCTTCTATGCCAACCCAATCGATAACACCACTTCTATTATTTAGAATGAGTCCATGTTTTTCAAAATCACCCCAATGCATTCTGTATCTATAATTGTCTTCTCTTATTCTTGCATCTGACATCATTTTATCAAAATGTTCCATTTGATGAATGCCATCGTAAAGATTAATGTAAAGTAAATCTAATCCATTTTTAAATAACTTTTTAGCATATTCAATATCTAACTTATCACCGTTAGTGTTACACTCAAGTGTTGCTTGTGGTAAACTAAATCTAAACTCTCTTACAATTTCGATAAAATTAGGATTCAGTAAGTTCTCACCAAATCCACTAAAAGATATTTTACCTTGAAAATTATTGTCACCTAACTCTTCTGCAATAGTGTTTGCACCTTTAACAGTCATGTGTAGATTTCTATTTGGGAATACTTTAGGGTCATGTCTAGGACAAAAGACACAAGTTCTATTACAGAGTTCAGTAGTGTTTACTTCAACGGTAAGAATAGAGTCGAGAGGATTATTACCAGTGTTTTTTTCCCAATGTTTGGTTTCTTGTTCTCTACGATGTTCTAAGAAGTCGTATTGGTCGACAGCAGTTACAGGGATTCTATCTGACATGTTACGTGTCTCTCCCTATCTTCTGTTTCATGCACATATCTGTACACTATGTCTGAACCAACGGTAAAGGGTTCTGCATAATATTTTGGAACACAGTAGAACTGTTCATCTTCATATTCGTCTAGTATTTTTGTTAGAGGATTTTTATTTGGGTTCCACAAAAAAGGTCTGAGAAAAATATGGTCACCTAGTGGTTGTTCTAATACAGAGAACACTAGAGTGTCACCATCTTTATAAAGGCATACTTTATCGATGTCATATTGACATCCTAGTTTTATGGTATAATCTTTTGGAAAGTTAAAACGAAGTAAATCCTCACAGACTTCCTGCTGGAACTCTGAATAAATTGGAGATACTTCGTTTGGTTTTAGTTCTCTTACAGTTGAGTTACTAGAAGTAACCACCGTCCCTCGAATTGTCGTTGTCATTGTCATCCTCATCGGTTTCACTCGCAGAGATAAAACCACTATCTTCTGTTAATTCTTTAATGTATGCTTCTGACTGTTCGACAAATGAGTCAATCATTTTTGCTTTAGTTTGAGTTAAGTCTACTTCAAAACCTAGTACATCTGCAGTCTCTTTGATTTTAGACTTGGTTAATGATTGTAATTCTGATTTATTTGGAATAACAATCTCATCATACTCTTCTTCACCTTCTTCTTCTTTTGCAGATTCAAGGTCTTTGTAGTCATCCACTAATCTTAGATTGGGTGCATTACCAGCAGTTATTGTTGGTGCAAAGTCAGGTTGAGTTTCAGTGTCTTCTTCTTGTACTTGGAATGCATCATCAATATCTACGTCTTCGTCTTCTACGTCTTGAATGACCTCTTTATCAAATTCAGAAAGGTCTTCTAAGTCAGGAAGTGTATCAACATTATCTTCCTTCCATTGTTCGACTGCTTGTTTGGTTTCGTCAATCTTCTCTTGCAGTTCTTCGTCTTCAGTGATTACGTCTTCTTGTGTAACTTCTGAGAAAGACTTCAAACCTTTTGATGCATTATCCCATTCTTCAGGTGTTACATCATCAAGTGATTTTGTTTCTTCTTCTGTTGCAGGATTTAATGCACGTACCATATCCCATGCTTTTGATTTGGGTTTAGGTGCAGGAGTTGGTTCAGGTTCTTGAACTTCTTGAGGTGTTAACTCAGGTGGAGTATAAGGTGTCCAATCAGGTGACTGTCTTATATCTTGACCGTTGACTTGAGCAATCAGTTCTTCAACTCTCTTCTCAAGTTCTTTTCTTCGAAGTCGTTCTTCATTGAGTTTGGTTTTTTCCAAATCAATTCGTTTTGCAAACTCTTCTTGTTTCTCAAGTTCTTCTATTGCAACAATCTCATTGAGTCTTTTCGTTGCAGTTTCTACTGCAAGATTGTACTCTCCTAATCCATTACCAATATCATCACGTACTAGAATCATTGCTTCTAGTTCATTGAGTTTTGCACCACCATTTTTAAGGTGAGTCTCTAGTAATGCATTTACAACTTGTGCTGTCTGAGGTTTTAGACCAATACGAAAGTCTTGAATACGTTTTTGAATTCTTTCCTTTTCGGAAAGTTCAGGTGGAGTTTGACTAAACTCCGAAGGTTTGTTTATTTCATCTGCCATAATATATCCCAATTAAAATCCATGGAGTCCTACTCGACTAGAAAGTTCTACACACTAGGAAATGTATATACATAACTTTCCCTTTTATCATATGTATAGTCTCTGAGGACAAAAGTATTTAGTTAAAAACTGTGTTCGGAAATGTCTTTTGTACGAACTTCTTATCAATGTTTTTGAATGGATTTACCTTGTCTTTGACTAGGTCAATCAACTCTGCTTCCTTAGCAGTAACACCTTCTAGGAGTTGAATCCACATTGCTTCTCTTCGTACAGGTGGTACCTGTTCCGTTACAAAATATTTGAACTTCTTAAATTCAAATCGTAATGCAGTCTCAGTTAAGTCAGGGCCTGGTGCTGAGTTTTCACCGTATGGTGTTTTACCTTCAGGTAGTTGTGATACAATCTTATCATCAAACAACCATTGTAATACAGGTTTTACTGCACCGTTACGGTCACTGAATACTTGTAATCCAGTGATTGCATTTTCTTCTGACTCTGCAAGAACCAAGTCTGTTTGACATAGAATCTCGTAGACATCTGCATTGTTAGTTAGTCGAACTCTCTTTTCGATGAGTTCCATTTTAGGTTTGTTAGGAGCACCCTTAGGTCTTCCTCTACCTCGTTTTTTCTCTTCTGTCATAATTTAAAATCCTCGATATTATTTAGCAATTCATTCAGACGATGTGTTCTCAAGTAGTCAAATACTTTTCCACTTGGTACATCCACATTATCAAACTCACTTAGAATTTTGTCTTCCATGTCACTAGGAATGAAATCCAAATCAATAAGAGTTTGGTTTCGTAAGTAATTACGATAGTATTTATCGTCATTTTCAATGGTGATTCTCATATACTTATCAACCATTGGTTTACGAAGTGGAGTTTGCCTGATACCTTCATCCAAACAATTGTCATTGGATAGGATGTTTGGTATACCGTCTGACTTATCACCTCTAAGGATATGTTCTTTTAGGAATGCATTAGGGTCATCACACCGAATCATTTTGTTCAGGTTAGGTGAGAACTGTTGTACACCCCTGTATTTGTGTAACTGTTGAAAGTCTTTATCACCACTCACAATAAGAATGTCTTCCTTATCACTGTAGTGTTTAGTGATGACTGCAATAATGTCATCTGCTTCTGCTTGTTCTACGTACATATACTTGTACGGAAAGTTGTCTCTGATTTCTTCTTTGACTGTTTGGAGTGTATCGAATATCATCTTCCAATCCATATCAGATGCTTCACGTGCTTTCTTTCTGTTTGCTTTGTACTGAGGATAGAAGTCACGTCTCCATGGATTTGCAGCATCGGTACATAGTACAATTTGTCCGTAGTCACCACCGTGTCTTTTTTGGTAGTTACGAACAGAGTTAATAATCATATGACGAAGTAAATCTTCAGAGATTTCACCATCGTTCATTTTAAGTTGTGCCATCAAACCAGCAATAATGGTTTGAGTAAAGTCTATTAAAATCATTTTATCACTTTTACTAATAATGTATTTTTGGTAATCAAATTGTTTCCGTCCTTTTCTTTTGACCTTGGTATCTCATCTAAGAAACCTTTAGCAATAATATTACCACCCACTACCAGTCTATCAAGTAATTGCAAATCTGTCAAGGTCTTTTCTTTACAAGTATTATATCCTGTAATACGAGAACCCTTAACTGACAATCCTCCGTTACCTGCATCAAACTGTGTAAGTTTTTTAGATGAAGTGTTGTAAGTGTAAAGCATCCTTGCACGAATAATTTCTTCAGGGTTAATCGATTCGTACTTGGTAAACTTCTGTTGGTAAGGTAATTTACGAACCATCTGTTTAGGTGTTTTGATACGAACCTTACGTACAGGTTTGTATTCTTCAACGTATGCATCCACATCTTTTTCGATGTCTTGTAAAAATTTGATGAATCGTTTACGTTGAGGTTTGGTGAGGAAGTTGTATGCCTCTTCTATTTGTTCACACCCTTCTTTGTTTTCCAGTTCCTTTATCTGTTCGTTTAATAGTCCTCGCATG